CTGGTCATAAAGTTGAATATTTAAGTCTTTTAAAGCATTTCCCACTTGTTTCGATGGATTAGCCAATCTTCTGTAAATTCCTGCTAAATTACGCCCAGCTTGACCAGATTTAATTCCGTTATCTGCAAGTACTCCTAATAAGATATTTACATCTTCAAAGCTCTCAAAATTTCTTGAAGTTGCTGCAACATATTTATAAGCCTCCCCTAACATTTGCACATTGGTATTTGCATTATTACTTGTTGCAACCATTACATCCATAAGTCTATTGGAATCTTTTAACGACATACCAAAAGCTGTCAGGTTATCCGTAACTATATCGGAAGTTTGAGCAAAATCACTTCCAGCTGCAATTGACATTTTTAAAAGTTTAGGTGTCATTTCCAATACTTCATTTGTTTTCATACCCGCCATTGCCTGATACATTTGTGCTTCCGCTACTTCCTGTGCTGTAAATTTAGTTGACCTTCCTAAATCTCTAGTCTGTTGCATAAGCTGCTTTTCCTGTTCTGCTGTAGCACTCATTATAGCTCTATTTCTTCTTACTTGGTCTTCCAAATTTGCATAGGCTTCAACAGAAGATTTTAATACGCTAATTGCTGTACCTGCTCCAATACCAACCCCAACAGTTGCCAATGCTCCTTGAATTCCACTAAAAGAATTTTTTATTTTGCCTGTTATGCCGCCAACTTTATCTTTCAATGTTCCTAATGAAGTCCCAGCTTTTTGTGCTACATTAGTAAATTTATCTTTCAACTCAAGCAATGCACTCAATTTATATTCACTCATTCTCTAATCCACCTCCAATCATAAAAAACATAAACAACAACTCTGAATTACTTAATTCCCTTAGACTTTGCAGACTATGCCCGCAATTTAAATAGTAAGCGACTGTTTTTGCTTTCCAGTCGCCCTTAATTAGTTTTTTATTTCTTCAACCACCTCTTTAACAGTAAATTTTTCATTCCATCCAGCCTTTTTCATAAGTAATTCCGAAATATTTACTATAGTGGATTGGCTTAGTACTTTTGGCACAACTTCAATCGGATTCATTTGACAACCCAACTGCGTAATTAATTTTTCATCTTTGAATATTTTTCCTGCAGTATAAATTAATTCACTGTCTTTGTCTGTACTATTACTGGATAAAATATCCAGTATTTCCATTCTGTTCAACACTTCTAATTCTAAAACAGCTCCATTCAATTCTTCAATTTTAACCTTTACTGTATCTTTTTTTTCTATTTTTTTGCTATTTTCCAGCAACATTTCTACTGTTATATTTTTCATTTTATCCCTACCTTTTTTTTTATTTTATTACATTTTCATATTTAACATCACCAGGGGTAAATCCAAAGGGTATTTCTTCTTCCACGATTTCCCCTCTTGCGAATTTTGCTAATTCAATTGAGTCAAACCAAACATTATCAATTGACACTCTCTCTTCTTGTCCTTTCAAGCTATCCGGGTCTTTAATTGATGTCACTATTCTACTTCTTACATCTTTTCCTTTTATCCAATTTTCAAGTATCTTTTTTCCACGAGTATAAACTTTAAATACTGTAATCGTTCCTTCACCTTTCAATCCTGTTATTTTACTATCAACAGAAATCCCCAGCTGTACCTCTTTTCTTTCCGCTGTAATTTTAGCTTCTACAGATTTTAATTCCGCTACTTTTTCATTATCAAGCCATATCTCCCCATAAGCTCCTGTTATTGTTCTATTCCCTTTTATATTTTCCAGCATTTTCTCAACTCCTTTTCATTACATTAACATTGTCAGGTTAAGTGATGCCATAGTATCGGTAAATCTCACATCACCTGTTAAATAAACATCATCACCCGTAGGATATTGCAAAATCTCTAACTCTGTCATGGTATCTACTTCCAACCCATCTGCTATAATGACTCTTTTCTGTGCTTCAATATCTATCTCCACTTTATTGTCATAATCTCCATTCAGTACATTTGGCGACATTTCTTTAAAATATACTTTTGTTACATTTGAACAGAAATTCATTTTATTGTCATAATCATTGATATATTTCCCAAGCCAATATTTTTTGAATGTGTCCCTTATATCATCTACGATAAAGCACATACCCTCAACAACTTTAATTTTTCTTGTGTCTTTTTTCCAAGTACTGTCAAATGTAGTTTTAGAATTAACGCCATAATTTACCCTGATCACATCTTCATCAGTGTACAAACTGAATTTACCAAGTTTAGGCTCATAATCTTCAACTTCTTTCAAATCATTCATGATGTGATTATCAGCACTACGGTTTAATGGCATACCTGCAATAAGTCCTGCAATTGCCGCTGTATATTCCTGTGCTGTAAAATCTCCATAAATAGACTTATATGTCCCACCATTCGCAAGTTCTACAATAGCCACATGATCTGTCTTATTTGCATAGCTTGATACATATTTAACAGTTTTTCCAATTGCACCATCAGTTTCAAATTGCCGCTTTATCCAGTTCACAACAACCTGATCATCTGATTCTATTGCCTGTGGGTAAGCCAGCCAGTTAAATTTTCTCATTTCTAAATCTTTCAGTACTTTATCTGTACTTTCTTCGTTCTGCACAACTCTGACTAATACTTTAAATGCTCCGTAATGCATAGCTAAATTGATATATTTTATGCTCTCTGCATCCCAGCTTTTAGTTTCAACATCCGCTATCGTTTTAAAGGTATACCACTTCCCAGTGGCTTTTTTATCCTTCAAAATCAGGCATACAGTACCTCTTTCACTTCTTTGAATAGCTGTCGTTGCCAATGTTTTAAATGCAATACTAATGCTTGGACTTGCATTAATTTGTCCGACTATTGCCATTTTATCACTCCTTTATCTCTTTAATTTCATTTTTAAATTTCTCATTATCTTGTAATTAAATGGAACTCCGTTTTTATCAAATAATGATAATTTTTTAAACACCTCATCACTGATTAAATCATTATTCTCATCAAATAACGATACTTTATTACCTTTTTCATCAAATAACTCTAATTTTTTTAGCAACTCATATTCCGTTAATTCAGTGTTGTCATCATTCAATATTTTTCTTATTGTCTCAATACTATTGTCAAAAGTTCTCAAATCAGTCCCGTAGACATCAAATAAATCTAAATCAAAAATATAATGACCTAGACCATCTACTATTTTTGTGCCCTCATTTTTTAAAGTTAGACATCTATCTTTAACTTTTAAAATCTTATTTCCTCTAACTTCAAACATGTTATCTAACTCATCAAGCGCATTATATATTTCCGCTTTGTTATTTTCATCATTTTCAGGAATGTACATAATATCTACACTAATAAATATCTTCTCTTTATAATTTGCAAAAAACTCTTTTTTATAATCAATCACCTGTATAAAATATGCAGGTCTGGATAACTTATTTATATTATCAATTCCAACTTCTTTACCCGTAAAACTGTCTATTTTTCCACTCAATGATTTTATAAAATCTATAAATCTCATTATTATTCAAACTCCGCTTTTATTGTTGACCCTATTTCGTCTTTGAATATAGGTTCTAATTTTTCTATTGTTTTCTTTAACATAAACACGCCTGGTACTACTCCACCTGTCTCTTTACCAAAATAAACTACTCTATGACCATACTCGACATGGTTCACATACTCCACGTTGTTGTAAATTATCTGTTTGAAACTTCCACCATTTTCCCTATGCCAGCCCATTCTTAACTGTCCAGTATCTACAGGGGTCTGCTCTTTCACTTCTCCTACCACTTCTTCAGCAACTTGTTTAAGTGTCGTTCCTACTTTTTGTGGAGTATCAGTAGCTAGTTTTTCTAATTTTTTTGCTAGTTTTTCCCAGTCACCGCTAAGTTTCATTTCTTTCCACTTCCTCCACTGTTATTTCCTGATGTTCCATAAAATCAGTATATTTTATCGGTTTACCAGCTTTAAATTTATATTCTATACCACCTTTATTTACCAATAAAATATCATTCTGTTTTATTTCTACATCATTATCAACCAGTATTTTGTATGTATTTCTAGAACTGTTTATAATTCCGGTTTCAGTAGCCCTTAAAATTCCTACACTTAACTGGCACTTGATATTGGTGTAAATAACTTTCCAATCTTGATCCGTTAGCCCATATTCAGTTTTTGTTTTTGCACTTCTTTTGACTTCTACTATTGTATCAGTATTAAAAAACTCATTAAGCATTTTACACCTCCCTATTTTATAACCCCAAGTTTTCTAAAACGATTCAAACTTTTCCTAAATTCCACATCGTCGTTTAACTCAGTTACAAATTCAACCTGTCTATCTCCACTTTTCATAGATTTTATATTTCTATTTTTATCAAAATTATATTTAAAAATATATTTTGTTATAGGAGTTATCAATTCTCTTGGAAAATCTTCGCGGTTCATATAGTTAATACTATCTTGAACAATACTTTCAATAGCAAATTTAGTCTTCATTTCATTTGGTGTTACATCAGAAATAATTTTTATTTTTTCATAAATTTCATCAATTAATTCAGTCATTTCTATTACCTCTTAAAAATAAAAAAAGTATGGCATTTAACCACACTTTCTCCTCTAAGCTTCAATTGCAACCAAACCTTTTGCCTTATTATTCAACACAAAACAATCGTAGTAAAATCTACCTAAAAATAAAGTTCCTGAATAATTCTCAGAATCTGTAACCACTCTGTATTCAGCCAATTTCACTGGGGCTACTGTTGCTGAATTATGTCCGACTAAACAAGCATATTTTTTAGTAGTTGCTGGCGTTCCAGTTTTAGCTTCCATCCATTTTTTAGTAACTCTTACGATTGGCACTCCGTCAACCATTCCTACCAATCCGTTTATTGCTATATTTTGTCCAATATCCGAGGCTTTAATAAAGTTGTCATCCTTTTTTAGTTTGGTCAAAAACTCAGGTATAACATAAGCAATTCTATTTTGTGGCACATCTTCATCATTTAATTTTTCTTGTGCTTCCAAGAATTTAGCATAAGCGTTGCTAGCTGTAAGCCCTGTCACTGTCTGCGAATTTGTATCACAAGATTTAAGGATTGTTTCAAATCTGTATTTCTCAATTTCAGGAATTACTCTTTCCCTTAACTGTCTTGCTAGTACTTCTCCTGCCTTAATTTTTGTCTCATCTTCGTCCATTTTATCCAAAAGCATTTTAAAAGCTCTATCTTTTGTTAATGTCAATTCTTGGATTGAATTTTGCAAAATGTCCGCATTTCCATAACCTGTATTTCTGTTATAGTCCCTATTATCAACTGTATTAATTGAAGTCACTTTTACAGTTTTAGCTCCTACAAAGCTGTAATCATTATTTACTATTTTCTGTGATACCGCTTCACTTGTAAATCTTTCATCAATTTTGTCTGCAAATAATTCAGTGTAAATCATTGCCATATTCTATCATCTCCTTTAAATTAAAAAGAACTAAAAGCCTTATCAAATGCTTCAAGCCCTATGTCTTTTTTATCTTTTTCTCCTTCACTTCCACCATTTAAAGAGTTTGGTGTTCCTCCGCTTTGTGTTTTAAGATAACTAGATAAATTCTCAGAAAAAGATTTCACACTATCTTCAATCTCTTCTTGAGTATTTCCAGTAATGCTGCCTAAAAAACTATCAGGGATTTTGTATTTCCCTAATATAGCCTTTTTCATCTCATTAGTTTTCAATGTTGCAAGTTCCGTATTTGAAGTATCAAGTTGTTTTTGAAGTTCAGCGATACTTTTATTATACTTCTCTTCTGCAGTAAGATTAGCATTATTAATTCTAGTCTCATAATCTTCAATCGTTTCACCGTGCTTTCGCTCCAGCTCCTTTTTCTCACTTTCAAATTTTTTTCTTTCCCTTGCAATCCTTTCTTTGATCATCTCATCTACTTGTTCCTGTGTAAATGTATTTTCTGACATAATTATCCTCCCATTTAAAGTCTGTCGACTATTTTCTATCCAGATGTTTAATGTCCATCAGTACGACAAATAAAAAGAGCAGTCGTTAAACTACTCTTTTGATTTTTTATCACTCGAATATAACTCTTTCAATCTTCGTAAAAAAGTCAAGGGATTCTCATTTTTAAACTCAGACCGTTTTGCTTGCTCAAAAAATTCCCTATCCATTCTCAGATATTCCCCTCGCAAATATATTTTTTCTTCGTTACCCTTAGCGTTATCAGCTTTTTCTTTTATCTCTCTTAATTTCTTAAAACTTTTATACACTTCATTATCTTTGGTTATTTTCATTTCTCCTATACCTTAATCCTTTTTCTTTTGCTGTTTCATACTGATTTATTA